AAAGAAGAGTCTAGCGAAGAAACTAAATCGGAAGATAAAGAAACTGTGAAAGAAGGCGAAATGCCGAAAGCTGCTCTTGACGCTTTGAAAAAACATCAAGACAAAAAAGAAGGCTACGGTAAAAAAATGGAAGATTCTAAAGCAGACGACAAAGAAGTTAAAGCTGAAGAAAAATCTGAAAAAGAGATTGACGTTAAAGAACACGTTGACGCTCTTATCGCTGGACAAACAGACTTATCTGAAGAATTTAAAAACAAAGCTGCTACTATCTTTGAAACAGCAATCAAATCTAAAGTAAAAGAAATTGCTGAAGAAATGGAAGTAGACTATAATAAGAAATTTGAAGAAGAAAGCTCTAAAGCTAAATCTGAACTAGTTGAGAAGGTAGACAATTATTTGAACTATGTTGTCAACGAGTGGATGAAAGAAAACGAACTTGCTATTGAAAAAGGTATCAAGGGCGAAATTGCTGAGGACTTTATTTCTGGTCTGAAAAAACTTTTTGAAGACCACTATATAGATGTACCTGATGAAAAATATGATGTGTTAGAAGACCAAGCTTCAAAAATCGAATCGTTAGAAACTAAACTTAACGAACAGATTGCGAAAAATGTTGAATTGAATAGTAAGACTAACTTACTTGAAAAATCTGACATTTTAGCTGATGTTGCTTCGGATTTAACAGATGTCTCTAAAGAGAAATTTGCTAAACTAACTGAAGCGGTTGAATTTTCAAACGGTGAAGATTTTAGAAACAAGGTAACTACTATCAAAGAAAGTTATTTTGGTGCTAAAAAAGAAGCTAATTCTGACAGCGAAGTAGATAATGCGGTAGCTGATAATGGCGGTGTAGATTCTACACAAGATTTATCTAATGCAATGGCTGCTTATACTACCGCTATTAGTAAAACAAAAGACTTGAAACTTTAATGTTCAAGTTAATAAAATAATAATAGGAGAGAGGAACAAGATATGTACTTATCTGAAAACTACCAAAAAAAGTGGCAGCCAGTATTAGAGCATCCTGATTTACCAAAAATCACGGATACTTATAAACGAGCTGTTACCAGTGTTATCCTTGAAAACCAAGAGAAAGCACTAAAAGAAGACGCTCAGTTTATGACTGAAACTGCGCCTACTAACGCTACTGGTTCATCTATCGCTAACTGGGATCCAATCCTAATTAGTTTAGTTAGAAGAGCTATGCCGAACCTTATCGCTTACGATATTGCCGGCGTTCAACCAATGTCTGGTCCAACTGGACTTATCTTTGCAATGAGAAGCAGATTTAAGGCTCAAAACGGAACTGAAGCATTATTTGACGAAGCTGAATCATAATTCTCAGCTGCGAAAACTACAGCGAATGTACCTGGTTCTGCCGGAACATCATCTGCTGGAGAAACAAATCCTGCTGTACTTAACGACTCATCACCTGGGGCATACACTGCTGAAGGTGGAATGGCTACTGCGACAGCAGAAGCATTAGGAGACTCTGCGAACAATAGTTTTGCTGAAATGGCATTCTCAATTGAGAAGTCAACGGTAACTGCTAAGTCAAGAGTTCTAAAAGCTGAGTACACAATGGAACTTGCACAAGACCTTAAAGCTGTGCACGGCCTAGACGCTGAAGCAGAATTAGCAAACATCTTGTCTGCAGAAATTCTTGCTGAAATCAACCGCGAAGTAATTCGTACAATCAACTTAAAAGCTAAATTAGGTGCAGCACAAGCTGATCTAACAACTGCTGGTACTTTTGACTTGGATACAGACGCTGACGGTCGTTGGTCTGTAGAGAAGTACAAAGGACTACTTGTACAAATTATGCGTGAAGCAAATGTTATCGCTAAAGAAACACGTCGCGGTAAAGGTAACTTCCTAATCTGTTCATCAGACGTAGCTGCTGCACTATCTGCATCAGGTATGCTTGATTATACACCAGCTCTTGCTGGTAACGCTGGCTTGAACATCGATGACGCAGGCAACACATTTGCAGGCACAATCAACGGTGGCATGAAAGTGTATATCGATCCATACGCTGCTGTTAACTATGTTAACATCGGTTACAAAGGTACAAACGCATACGACGCAGGCTTGTTCTACTGTCCATATGTACCATTGACAATGGTTCGTGCAGTTGGTGAGAATTCTTTCCAACCAAAAATCGGCTTCAAAACTCGTTACGGCATGGTTGCTAACCCATATGTGGGAACAGCAGGCGCAGTTGATAACACAGGTGTTGATCGCGAAAACCAATACTACCGTATCTTTAAGGTAGACAATATCTTAGGCGAAGGCTAAACCCTCCCTCCATAGCTATTAATAAGGGCGGCC